CCCCCTTTCACTGAATTTGACAGCTTTTCATTAACCATTGGAAATGATTCTTGCAATTGCAATGTTCTTCGGATTTCCTGCAATTATCCAGTTGGAAGAACCACTTGCACCTGCACCAAGCTGTGCATCAGTAGGGGATGCAGTATAAGGATTCGGTTTCACGAAAGTGAACCCATTCGGATGATAGGTTTCACGAATTCTTGTGATAAGTTCATTGTAACCGCCATCCTTCTTTGCTTCTCTTGCGATTTCAACAGGTGTGTCCACAGGGGCAGGGGCATACTGAATTGCACCGTTACCAAACAGGTAAGTGGTGTATTCTTTTGCACCTGATGCACTTGCACTGTCAGCAACAGGAACACCATCATCAATCAGAACAGTCAGACCATTGTAATCTGCAAGTCTTAACTGTCTTTGAACACCCATGGGGTCTGTGTACTTGCGGTATTCAAGAAGTTCAAGTCCTGCCAGTCCATTTGCAACCTTACTGTGCATGATTGCAAGGCTGAATTCGTTGAAAGCATCACCAACAGCCTTCTGAATAGCATCACCTGCTGTGGTTGCACCAACCTTGTTGCTTGTTCCAACAGTGTCAGTTGCAGTTGCAATGCTGAAAGTGTGGTTCTGCCATTCATCCCAAACGGAATCACCATCATCAGCAATGTTGAAGATACCGTTCAGGATTGCCAGGATGACCTTCTGTCTGTACTTCGCCCAGTATCTTGCCACCTGTGAAGTGATTTGCTTCATGGGGTCAGCACCGCTGTTGAAGTCACGAATGAAATCTCTGTCCTTCCAACCTTTTGCCCTACCGTAAACAATACCGCTTTGGGATTTACCTGTTACTTCTTCGGTTGAAATGTCTGCATCACCGTCATAGTTGTCAGGTGTTCCACCAATCACCGAATAGAAGGGGATGGTGTAATAATCTGAACCATTGGAAATAAGCTGTTTAATTCTGTCATTCGCCTGAACAGCACCACTTTCAAGCAAAGCTGTCAATGTGGGGTCTTTTTCATTCTGCCAATTGAGCAGGAAAAGTTCAGGGTCAAAGGGGAAATTCAAATAAGTTGCCATAATTGTTTACCTACCTTTCAAAATTTAATAGTTCTTTCCAGTTCTCATTATCGTTTTTGAACTGGATTTGTTCTTCTGTGCTTAATTTAAGGAACTTGTCAAGGGTCATGCTGTCATTATCGTCATCATTGCCCGATTCACCTGGTTTCGCACCCTTGAAGCTTGGTTTCTTTTCGGTTTCAAAAAGGAACTTGGAATCTTCTGCACTTTGCAGCTTCTTTATTTGGTCAGCCAATCCTTTGATTGTTCCATCTTCAAGAAGTTCCGCATTTTCAAGGTCAAGTAATGCTTTGACTGCCTTGACATTCTTTGCTTTTGCTTCCGTAAGTGCAGAAGCAATTGCAGTGTCAATCTTCAACTGCTTAATTTCAGCAGCATGTGCTTCATCTTTTGCTTTATTTTCAGCTTGAAGGGTTTCAATTTGCTTCTTCATAGCTTCCACATCACCAGTGGAATTTTTCAAGGATTCAAGTTGTCCTTCCAATGTAGCTTTTGCAGCTTCAAGGTTCTTCTTTTCAGTATTCACTTCATCAAACCTTGCCTTTGGAATAAACCCCTTCAATTCTTCCGCAGAAGCATCAGCAACCTTCTTTGCAGTTTCTTCATCAAGTCCTAATTTCACCAAATCTTCTTTTTTCATAGTTTTCACCATATCCTTTCAAATTCATTTTTGACCTGGTTCAGTCCAGTATTATTTGTCTTGTTCTTTTTCGCCTTCAATACCAAAAAGGCGGTTTCTTCACTTCAATGAATCAATCTTTGCTTGAATCATATCAATGTAATTTTCATCATCTGATACCCTGATATGACTTTCTAACAACCAAACACTGTTGGTCTTGGGAAGTAGTTTTCTTTCTACATTCCGCTTTACCACAAAAGCAATTTCACGCTGCTGCACATGGGTGTGTTTGCTGAAATCAAGTGGGTCAAAAACAATGTATGATTCATTAAAGCGGGATTTCTTGATTTTCAGCAACGAATCACCTTCTTTTCAGAACATCCCTGAAAAAGTGACCCTCTAAAATCCGTTTTAAGCCACTTAAAAAAGTTTTTAGGGATAATAGTACCCCCAAATTATCACTATTTCATCACAATCACCCCTTAAAATTGACATAGAAAAAGCACCCTTATTCAGGATGCTTCATCAGTAGAAACACTCATTCTAACTGTCAAGTTGTTCAAAAGCTTCTTCAACAGTTGACATTCGGATGCTGTCACCATGTACAAAAATCAGCAGGGGAACACCAGTGAAGGAAACATCTTCACCTTTGAACACTGGTTCATAAGCATCAAATTCCTTCCACTTTCCAATGTACAGAACATCATCATAACCCTGTTTCTTTGCAAAGGCTTTTACTTTTTCAATTTCCATCACTTCACCCCTTCCATGATATAGTTCACCACATCAAGGTTGAACTGTTTATCATCAATTCTTAAAATCTTTGGTGGTGTGGAAACCTTGACCCCACCAATGGACATTGTAAACTTCAACCTGCCAAGGTATGCATTGATTTGTTTCCCAGTGTAAGTCTGCCCTGTTTGTGGGTCATATAATCTTAAAGCACCTTGTTCATCCCTGTCCATTGAAATAATATGTCCTGACCTGCTTCTTCCTTTCCAAGAAAATTGAAGTGTGTACCTTTTCTGTGCTTCAACTGTCTTTTCAATGAAATCATAAAACTTCTTCACAGTATTTGCAGCTTCATCAAAG